ATACCAGCAATTCTACCTATGAAACCTTCAGACATTGCCTGATTAGTCACCACAAGTGCGTTTGTTGGGTTTGCGAATGTGTTTGTTAGATTTGACTTCAATGCGAACAGAGACTGTGGAGTGAACACACCGTAGTATGGACCTGGAACACCCGCACTTTTTAAAGTTGCGTATGCTTTGTGTAAGTCCGCCACAGTTAATTCACTTTGAGTATCTGTTGCTGTGTTGATTGAAGATGAGAAAGACGAGAATAAAGCCGTTAATGCTCTGTCGTGTCTTTTCGCAATCGCTTCACCAAATAACTTACCTAAGTCTGCGATAACATTTGAAGTTGAGTGATTTCTTGACATATCAGTCACCTTCGCCGCTATACCAGCCTCTGTAAGAGTGATGTCAGCCTTGTCAGTAGAGATTGCGTCTATTGATATTTCTGCGTTCTCACCAACATCTGATGCGATTGTTTGTGTGCCGTATAATGGTACTTGTAATACCTTACCAGCATTTGCAGGAACTGTGAAGTTTTTCACAAGTCCTGGCATAATTGAAGTTTCTGTTGCTACGAACATCGCTTCTTGTACGATGGGTGCAATCAGATCATTCAATGATGTCGTGTTTGTTGTTGCTGTTGTCATTTTAATATGACTCCTTTATTGTTAATGTTAAAATGTGCCTTGTGTCTTTCGCCACTCAGCATATTTCTTTCTGTGTTCTGGATTTGTCATATCCAGACTATTAACATCAACTTGAGGAACACCTTGTGTGCCAGTGTTTGATTTTGATCCACCACCTGGTTGTCCTGCTTGAACAAAGTGTGGATTGGTGTTTAGGAATTCTGAAACCAACCCATCTATATTCATTGGATCACCATTGTCAGTGTATCTTGTTTGCCCTGTCTTTGGATCAACCACTTCAACCTCACCTGCTTCTGACATCTTGACATTGTCCCTTACAAGCCTTGCGACTTGATCTGGATTTATTGCCTTCTTGGTTGATGCGGCATTTATCAATGCACCATCTACCTTGATCTTCGTCAGTTCAGATGTTAGTGTTGAAATCTTGTTGTTGAACTTTTCTGCGTTCTCCTTCAACAGTTTCTCAAACTCTGACTTCTCCTTGGCCTGGGAGATCTTTTGTTGTTCTTCCTGTGCCACGAAGTTTTGGTATTTCTCAACGTCTATACCTTCAAACTTTTTTGTGTATTTGGCTTCTGCTTTTCTTCTTACTTCAGCCGCCACAGCATCAAGTTCTGCCTGTGTATAAACTTTCGCGGGTTGATTGTCCGCTGTGTCCTGGATCGTGTTAGAGACTGGCTCAGCAACCCCAGTGGCTGGTTGAGCGTCTTGCGATGTTTGTTCTTGACTCATCGTAGTCCTCCTATTGTTATGCGTGGCAGGATTACCACTATGTTATTATTTATTAGTAAAACTGATCAAACGAGTCTATGTCCCACTTGTCGTAGTATCCAGACTTCTTAAGTTTTTGTTGTGCTTGTTTCAGTTTTGCCATTCCCTGTATCATTATCAGAGGCGCTTTGCCATAACTGAATGATACACCTTTATGTAGTCCGTTATTGGCAGGATGGTCATACATTATGGCGAACTCTGGATTGTGTTGATGTGCCCGTTTACAGATGTTCTTGAGTTTTGGTTCTGTTATCTTATGATTGAAATAAAGGATGACAATATCCAGATGGAAAATATTAAAAAGGCTACAACAATGATTGATCTGAGCAGACACATCTTTCTTTGCCACTGAGATCTGGATCTTTCTATCTTCAAGAGTCTTTTTTGCAAACGGACAGATTGCCGCTCCACTCGCCTTATGCTTTTTAGCAACAACCTGTCCAATCCACTTCTCAATGTCTTTACTTCCTACGGCCACTTTTCTTACGAGCACCCATAGGAGATTTTCTACCTGACTTTGAGCCTTTTTTCTTCTTTCCAGCCATTTGTCTTCTCCTTTTGTCTGTGTTTGGTTGGGAACTTCTCTGGACGTCCCTCATTTCTTGAAGGAGCATACAAGTCAAGTAGTTCAACGCCTCTGGCGTGGGCCACTCTTTTTAATAACACACAGGCCTTCCTGGCCCTTGTGGCATTTGTCTTACTTGGATGCTTCATCAATTTCTCGTAGTGAGTGAAATAGTCAAGGCATAGTTTTTTCATTTGCCTATGCCTGGCTGTCTCCTCTGGTAATCTGTATAATTTTCTAATCAAATTTAATCTGTCTCCACGGTATCGCAACGCCATTGTTGTCTTGCACGGTGTCACCTGAATCTATGAAACTCGCTGATCCGTACCGTCTGTAGCCATTGCCGCAGGTCTTCCGCTGATACACTTGACACGGTCTTACGGGTCTTCCGTCCACCTCGTACTTTTGGTGATTTGTCTGCAGACCCTTTCTTGACTTTATTCCTGCCATTTTCTATCTCCACGCCCTTATGCTCCAATATGCTGGACTTAAAGATTTTTGTCCTTTTACTTTTTTCAGTATGCCACCAAAACGTGCCAAGAAACTTTTCTTCCTTGCTGGTATGTTTTTCTTTATCCTCATAGTTGGATCACCATACCTTACTATTTGCACACGTCCAGTTGATTTGTTTCTGACATACACCGCAAACTTTTTACTCTTGCCAGGTGTCCTGAAAGGTTTGTTCAGTGTGACTGTTCTACCTTGGTATTCAGCCATTACTTTCTTTTCCTTCTCAAGTCAGTGTCGTGTTTCCTTGATCCTCTCAAAAAACTATTAACACGTCCCATACTCCAGGCTGACATAGGTATTCCTGGTCTTGCACCTGCTGACAGGAATGCACCTTGTCCTCGTCTATAAACTTTTGCCAAAGTGCTGTATGAATATCTTGACTTGCTGGCCTTACCTTGCAAAGTCTTTCTTACCGTCGCACTCAAAGGTTTCCTACTTTTTGCCAAGTCTAACCCTCCTGTCAATTAAAGATTGTGGTATACGTTTGCCTGACTTGTATAGTCTGCTGATTTGGTTAGTGACAGAAGCCAAGGCCTGTCTCTTAGATCCTTTCACTCCTGACAGATATTTTTTAGGTAGTCCCGTTCTCTTGTCCTTGGGGACTCGTCTCCGTTTGGCCATTTGCCGCTCCTGTGTTAGGAAAGAATCTGAAGATCTCTGGATGCAATTCAAGTATCTCTTCGTTTGTCAATCCATCCTTCTCAATCATCTCTCTCATATGTTCAACCATTGCTTGTGGACTTTCCATTGGTGGATGTGCACCATCGTCTGCCATTTGGTTCTGCATCTCTTCCATTTCATCTTCGTCTTTTGCAAGTATTTCAATTGTTTTCTGATCAATAATAGATTTCACATTTGGAGTCGCTGTTGCTGAATCTCTTTGGGCACTAGCGGCTTTGTTTATGATATCCATATCAAGGTTCTTGTCTCTGATATGGAAAGCCATTGGGTATTTGATTTCTCCGTCCCAGGCCTGTCCTTGCCATAGACTGAATAATCTAAATATTTGTTCTTCTGATAGTTCCAAGTTCTTTGCCTTCTCACAAAGTTTGGCATCCAACATCAAGAACTCTGATTGCATAGCAATACCAGACATCTGTCTAGTTTCTATTGCTCTTATTGAACCCATATGTGCCATCCTGTCAATTGACTTCACGGTCTCGTCCATAGTTTTTAGTATGGCTTCAAGATTACCACCATTAGGTTGTAATAGATATGGTTTTAAATTTGGATCAAGTTCTTCTGGCATATCAATTATTGCACCTGCTCCTGCCTGTGCTGAAACTGATCTTGTTTTAACCAATGAAGGGTGGTTGGTCAAACTAACCAATTGTTCTGCCTCGCTGTATAGGTTAGCCAGGAATCTCTGACTCTGTGCCACACCTGAAATGTCTGAAACACCAATACCTCTGATTGGACCTTTCTGTGCATACACCCATACCGCTGGCACTTTGCCAAGGTTGTTTGGTTTGATCTCAATCTCTTTCATTTGTTCTTTTGGATCATCACCTCTGTAAGAATATAATTCAATAGTTTCTGGAGTCCATTTACGGATATAGAATTCACCTTGTCTTTGGTAAGGTCTTTCATCCTGCTCCAACAACATCAATTCAGTGATTTCATAATGTCCGTTTGGTTGTCTTATGAATTTCCAATTTAAAATATTTTCTGGAGTGTATATCTGACAGAAAGGTCTGATGCCTTGTTCCAGTTCAGCCGCCCTTGTACCAACCTGGATCTCTGGTCTGTCAACCAACACCACGCAGTGTCCATAGATTGAACTTTGGATGTTGACATCTCTCATAAAGGCTTCCCAACTCTGTCCTTCAAGATCAGCGTCCTTGAGGAATTGTTCTATCTCTGGTGAGCCTTCTAACCAACCAAAGTCTCTCTTTGGTTGTTGTCTGTATAAGAATGCGTTGTAAGTGTGTATGATTGCTCTGCAATGATTGTCCTCTGCCGCGTGTGATAACCTGGTAAGGTATTCACTTTCATTCTCGTATTGATATCTTTTAAGGTATTGTCCTCGCTTGTATTCAGCACCTCCAAGATAACTTCTCTTCAAAAACTTCCAGTGATTGATGTATGCGTCATAGTCCTGGTGTATAGGAAGTTGGATATTATTGCCAGTGCCGTCTGTGAATGATGTGCCTGTTAAACCATATATGTCTTGTGCCATTATCTAATAACTCCTGTTTTAACACTGAACCTTTGAGGTTCTGCCGTTTCGTATGCTGTCCTGATTGGGTAAAGAAATGAAATCAAATATCCTAGTGCGTCATTCATATGGTCAAATCCCTGCGTCTTGTCTGGCAACACGGTTCCCTCTTTATATGTGTGTTTGCTAACACTATTTAACAGATTCTTACAGGAAGGATGAATGAATACTTGTCGCTCTCCTGACGCTGAACATAACTTGGCATTCACTGAATTTATACGATCCCTGATGGCCATATGCCTTGGTGGTACCTTGCAAATGAAGCCTGCGTTTTGTAATATTGAAAGGTCCGTCCTACCACCTGCTGAAGTTTTCCGTTGCCTTGAAGCAGGGTCTGGATAACAAAAAATCTTCTTACCTGGATATCTACGATGTATCTCTTGGCAAAGTTCATCTGTGTTTGAACTCCATATGGTTATCTCATCCATAACATAAACCACGCCGTTTTTTATGTGTGCCACCACAGCACTCATAGGATCAAGGTTGAAGTCCATACCTATATGGATGATGTTGTTGTCAAGAGGTTCACTGAAATGTTTCACATTGTCTTTCATTGAAAAGCCGTAATAGATTATGCCTGAATATGTCTCCCAGGTTGCTTGATATTCTTGCCTGAATGTTTTAGCATCTAGATCTCTTTTGGCCTGTTCAATCTCGCCAGCATCAACAAACCCACCATCAATGGTTGTGAATTGATAACTTGACCATTCCTGCTCTGTTGGATCTTGTCCCCTCTGGTATAGATCGTGGAACCAATTCATACCTTTTGGTGTGCCTTCAAACAAGGCCAAACCATTTGTGTCTGATAGTGTTGGTCTCAAAACCGTGCTCCAGGCCTCTTCGTCAATATCAGCACATTCATCTAACACCAAGAAATCAATACCAACACCCCTTAAAGAATCTTTGTTGTCTGCACCTCGCAAACATATCCTTGATGCATTTTTAAGTTCTATGGTAAGTTCTGCTTCGTTGATCCTTTTTACCCAACGAAGTTCTTTTAATATTTGTTTTATCTTTACCCAGGCTATCTGTTTGGCCTGTCTGTATGATGGTGCCACGTACCAGCACACCTTGTTTGGGTTCCGTGCGTGATAACAAAGTTCTCTGATTGCTAATGTTGTTTTGCCAAATCTTCTGCCAGTGACCAACACTCTGAATCGTGCTTGGTCATCCGCTACCTTGCGTTGCGGTGTTGATAATTTCATATAGTGTAATTATATGGTGTTTATTTGTCTTCCCACGGTAATGGTGCCGTTGACTCTTCGTCTG